CACGCGTCCACCAGAGTAGTCCACATCCACTGGACATCGCTTCTTCGCCTCTGTCATCTCGATGTTGGCCTCGATGTAGAGAGCTTTCGCTACTCGAGTCGGGATCAACATCTCGACGTCCTTTAGCTTCTTCGACATGACAGAGATGCCTTTAATCTCTAACTTCATCGTGATCCACCGTGGATGCTGAACTAGCTCGGCTGTTCTCCGAGCCGTAGGAGGCATTCAGATTTTCAGCAGCCCTTGGTCCTGTGAGGTCTGAGATCTTCGTTCTCGCAGCCTCGGATTGATCGGAGAGACCCTTCTCCCGCTTGCGCCTAACGCCGCAAGTCACGCAGACTTCTTCAATCTCTGAACTACCGTGCACGCTAATGCCCGTCCAATCGTGTTTATCAAACACACACCATAGAGCTTTGATGTATGCTCTACCAATTACAGGCCAGCTGAAACGCTCTTCAGATGCGCGCTGGAACGCTGCTTGCCCATTCTGTTGGCGAGCTCGAGGATCGGCATACATCCGTTGAAGAGCCTGGATGAAACTTCTCTCATCTGGAACTCCGCCGATGACATTTACATATGGCGGTCCGATGTTAGTCGTCGGACAGGGTACCATCCATGCAGCACCCTGCGCCCAGTCTCCAAGTGCAGCCCAGTCTGGCAGAATCTGAGGGACGCCGCAAGCCATGGACTCCAGAGTCGTCAGACCAAAGCCTTCGCCCTGTGTCGTGGAGGCATTCACATCGAACAGGTTATAGGTCTCCGCCAGATTTTGATCTGGCGGTCCATACCAGGTCTCTGGTAGCACTGTGGCAACTCGATCCACGCATCCATAGTAGGACGCCAGCTGACGCACATCGGCGCTCGTATCCCCAGTGGGAGCTGTATGGAGATACAGATAGGCATCCTTAATCTCCCGCTCTTTGGTCTTGTTCGACTCCAGCCATGTGGCGAAATACTTCACCAGTAGATCCCATCGCTTGCGCGGCTGGTTCCGATTGACATTGCCGATGATAAACGCCTTATGCAGCTGTGGAGGAAGCAGCTTACGTCGAATCTCAGCTTGGTCCATAGGGCGATAGATCGCCCGATCGACTCCAAGTGGGATCACCGTCGCTGGCCCCAGATAGCCACCCTCTCGAGCTTCGCCCATACCAAATTGAGTCCAGAAAATGGCATGGGCTACCCCATCGAGCCACTTCTTCTGGAAGTTCTTCCCATCTACAGCTACAATGGCGACGACCGGAACGCCCTTATACTCTGGGAATCGCTGTAGCTGCTGGATATAATGCGGGATGTTCCATCCATCATTCTGAATGACAATGACGTCCGGCTTCACATAGTCGCACATCCAGATGAGACGACCGACGCCAAACAGGTCTCCACCTGGAGCCGCCGCAAAGATCTCATAGGGATAGCCATGTGGATCCCCACGATAGTTGACCCCGAGCACTGTCACATGATACTGATGACGCAAGACATCCAGGATGTGATGCGTAGCCTTCGCGAATCCACTGGGTACTCCGGCATCGCCTATCCAGAGAAGTTTCTTCATGAGAGATCCTTCACCAGAGTGAACAGAAGATCCGAGTGCTCGTGTGTCATAGACAATTGTTTCCACCACTTCCTATAGTCTTGCCCGAAGTAGTACCGGCCAAACTCCTGCCAGACCATTCCAGGATTTTGAGGGCACCAGTATAGAAACGACTGTGGATGGAACAGTCGCTTGTGTGTTGGATCTCGAAAGCTCAGAGGGTTGTCGTATGCAGGTAGACGCATGACCAGGATCCCATCTGACTGCAGAATCCGGTGGCATTCGTCCAACCACACTCGCACATCGACATCCAGATGTTCGAATACATCGATTGCTCGCAGATGCTCCACCGACTCCGTAGCTATCGGCCATGGGATGACGTTCAAGTCGAACGCCAGATCGACATGTGGAGCATGTGCCCACTTGTCGTGATGGACGTATCCAGGTGTCGGTGCCATTCCACATCCTAGCTCGAGTTTCATCCAATCATCACTTCTGTCGCGACTGGGATACCAGTGATTGCATCCACGAAGCCGTGGATGTCAAGAGTCGGACCAGTGTCTCCATCTGGGAGGAAGAACCGATCGTTGTTGTCGATGCCCTTGGAGTCGGTTGCAGCCAGCACCGCATCGACATCGATTAGCATGATGGACGCGCGCGAGACGGTCAAGATGCCCTCTGGCGTCCTAACCTGACTGCTCTTGTAGTCTACGATCGCTCGCAGATCAACTGGAGTAGCGAAGACTGGCTCTCCATAGGCATCACTGCCCATGAATCGATGGTAGGTCACCGTAGCCTGCAGAGGCTTCGTGACACTGTCGGCGATTTTGACGCCACTACGAACGACATCCAATAAGCTCATTTAGACACCACATCGAACTGAGCTGGATACATCGAGGAGTAAACCGGCTCGATGGACTCTGCTGTGAACCAGGAGGGAGGCATCAGGTTCCAGACAGCATCCGGGAGCACTCTCGCTTCGATCATATCCTTGAATGACACTGAGACACTACCAGCTGTCACTGACTTCAGACCGGCTGCAGATGCAGCGTTGTCCAGAGTCGTATCAGCTGCGACCAGCTGGCCAGCGAGCTCCGCCGTCGCCTCTTTCAATTCATCTGGAATCTCATCTACAGGGATCGGGTTCCCGTTTGCATCGAACATCCCAGTGCGAGGCCATGGGAGATTTTGACTGGTCGTCGCTGGAGCTCCAGTCCAGTGCCGGCGCACACGGTAGTAGAATGGCGACTCAGTCGAGATGATGTACTTCAGAGGCTGTGCATAGGCGGACAACACTCGAGTCGCCATAGCCAGAGCCGCAGTGGGGTCTGTCGGAGGCCATGGTGGGTTCAGAGGGAGCCGCGCTTGAAAATACTCTATGGCTTCAGCCTCTGTCAGAAAGCTATTTGCCTCTGGGCCACCAGGTGTTGCATCGATTACGACCGCCATGATGCCTGCCTCGCCTTCTTAGCCAGCTTGCCATTGACCTTCGGATGCTTCCGACGGATGACTCCATCTGAGGTCCGGATGTATCGCTCTCGATCTGACGTCTGGAAAGTCAGGTTCCCATCCGTCATACGCTTCTCGATCGGGACGAGTATACGCCGAAGAGGATCGATAGGAGGTTTGTCTGGTTTTGTATCCATCGCATCCTCTCCGGCATCGTTCTACTTTTTCATCCAGCCCTTGAACTGCGTCTTGTCATCCACATGGACGACCACTTCGCCGCCTTTGTTGTCAGCGAGAGTCGTGCCATAGATACGAGTCGCACTCCACTCGGTCGTCGGCACACCAGCTCCACCGACAGTCACCGTCCCAGATGCACCGAACTTGACACCCGAATTGGCAAGCAACTCGAATGGACCGCCAGGAGCTCCATTGACGATGAAATCTCCCTTGGGCTCGGCCTTAGGATCGACTGCCTTTGCCGTCTCGTCTTTCTTTTCCTCAGCCATGTAAGTCTCTCCCTTTTGCATGGAGAGAGGGTCAGATACACATGACCCCCTCACATTTTGACTACGCGATCGTGCCGATGCAGATCCCGCTCTTCTGGTTGTAGTCCCACTTGACGCGAGGGACCATGATCGCCATGATCAGGTTGTGGAACGTCATGCCCGAGAGCGACGTCCAGGGGATCACCGTCGGACGCTGGCCGACGACCACATCGAGCACGTCCGAAGTCATCTGGACGAGTGCGACCTTGTTGGAGGGCATCATGTCCGCCGTTCGGATCCCCGACAGACCATCCAGTTTCTGGAGGCGCTCCCGAATGGTGTTCTGAGGTGCCGCTGTGACGTAGTCGTTGTCCAGGATGGCACCGACCTCAGTGTTGAGATACAGGGTGTATGGCCCGTACTTCTTGTTGGCACGCAGCTTGGCCATCATGGACATGACGTTGGCAAGGATGTCAGCTGGGACTGGAGTCGCATCCCAGCTGGCGAGAGCCAATGCCTGCGTCGCTGCATATGGCGCGTTGATGAGTCCCGGAGCCTTGTATCCAGCGACCGCAAGATCCTGGCCGTCCAGAGTGGTAGCGCCGTTGATGAACGCATCCTCGAGAGCCTCGTTCACTGCACGAGTCCCCGACTTGACGTTCGCCGTATCCAGAGGCATGCCGACGCGTCGCGACATGCGCAGCGTGCGGATATCCAGCTCGAAGCCTGACGTGGTCAGGTAGATGGGCAATCGGTTCGCCAGCAAGTCGGGCAAGAAGTTCTCCTGGCGAACTTCGGGCGACATGGTGCGCTGCGCGTTGCCGACCTTGTTGGATGCGAGCCACTCGATCTGGGTCACGCTGAGTGGATCGGTGAGGTTATAGGTCAGCCCTGCCGCCAGCACATCGGCCAAGAGGGTCAGACGCTCGAGTCCCACTTCGACGACTGCATCATCGATGAGACGCTGTGAGTTCTCCGGCAATGGAGCCAGTGCACGGAAGCCGTCGGACTCCACGTTCTGTTCCATCAGGCGGAAGCCTGGACCACGAAGGTTCTCAATGGTCAAGCCACCTGGCAACGACATGGCGCGAGCGATGGCATCGGAGAGCTCCGCGCATCCTGCCCCTGTGAATCTCATTTCCTGTTTCATGTCCTCTGTCTCCTACAAATGGGGGCCGAGGCCCAGTTACAGTGCCTCGACGCGGATGCGCGTCGTCGCGGTGACGGTTGGCTTGTTCTCCAGCGCGGTATACAGGTTGACGGTGGCGTTCTTTTTGAGCGTGCCATCGCCAGCATTGCCGAGCTTGTCTCCAGCCGCGATGCTCTGGCCAGATGCGATGAGCATCCACGCAGTCGCTCCTGGATGGAGGATGGACACTTCGGCGAGATCGCCGATTGCATAGGTGTCATTGACACCCTTGTTCATCATCGACTGGTTGGTGATGACCGCCGCTGGACCGGCTGTATCGGTCACTGCCTTGCGCCACCGAACCACACCAGCGGTGTTGAAGCGCTCGACGCCCATGCCGGGTGTCAAGACCTCGCTTACTGCCAGATCGCCGACCTGCGTCCGGGTCCCACCAAGAAAGATCGTGTTGGGATCGGTTCTCGTGATTGCCATATCTAAGTCTCCTTCATCTGACGGCCAACGCCGTCGTTAGTTGACCGCCGACTTGCCCTGGAGTGCCTTGATCCCAGCCGCGTATGGATCGGGAGGCGTGTACGTCGATGTCGTCGATCCATCGGCAGCTGCACGCGGGACGCTGCGTCCGCTGTAATCGACCTTCGCCATGGTCGCGAGCTTCATGAGTTCCGAGATGGACTTCTCGTTGAGCTCGGCTTCGGTGTAGGCTCCAGCTGCCGCCACCTTGAGCTGCGCGACCAGATCGGTCTTGATTTTGACGTCCTGCGCCTTCTTCTCCGCCACCAGGGTACGGATGGACTCCGGTGCCTTCGCCAGATACTCGTCTTCGGTTGGAGCCTTCTCGGATACAGCCTTGAGCTCCGCGATGGTGTCCTCTGCAGCCTTGAACTTCTTCGCTGCCTCTTCCTTCTCGACCGCAACCTCGTCGTCGGTCTTCTTCTTGGCGATGGCAAATTCCGCCATGGCCGTCAGACGCTCCTCGCTGAACGCCTCGAGCTCCTTCGCATCTGCCGGAACGAAACCGCTGCATGGGCACGCTGTGAGTGCCTTGATCGCATCCACTTTCTTCATGATCTGATCCTCCATGACGGCAGAGCCGTCGTTGTCCTCCGCCGCCGTGATTTTGCCCGCTCCCCCACATGAGGGACAATCTTCCTGCTTCTTCTCGTTCTTAATTTGCCCTGTACCGTCGCATACAGAGCAATCTCTGGATGATGCACCCTTGAGTTTCTTCTTGGCTCGTTTAGCTTGCTTATCCATGATGCTACCAGGAAGATAATCTTTACCTACCACAGGTTTCTTTCCACCAGGTAGATACCATGGGCCTCCGGGAGGAGGATCCACTGAATCATCTTTACCGGCATCCTCAGGTAGATAGGTACCAGTGAATTTTGATCCACTCGAAGGAGATGCATGACCTCCAACATTGATTACCTTACTTAACTCATGTGGAGACTTGGCTGCAGAATCTTTAAGATCAGCCACAAGTTCGTCGATGGAATGTTCCGAGGTCTCATCCTGGTAATCAGGATCGCCGGACGCGATCTCATGGGCCCACTCTGCCTCTGAATGGATTTCAGCCAGCAACTGAGCCTTTTCACCTTCAGCAGTGTCATATCCATGCAATCGACCTGCCTCTTGATGAGCTCCTGCAGCCTTATTATGTTCTATTGCAGCAGCTCGATGGCTCTCCAGGCTCGGATTCTTCTGAGCTTTCGCAGTAGCAGAAAGAGCCTCATCAGTAGACTCAAAGGCTTTCTGCGTCTCCATCTCACGTTTGTAGTCGGCAGCTTGATTGGGATTGCCCCCAAACATTTTGCTCGAGTCAAGTCCACCCTTAGGAGTACCACCTCCACCCCCAGAACCTGAACCGCCAGAGGCAGACCCACCGACCTGACCCGGACGTCCTGCATGACCCTTGTTGCCAGAGCCGGGGCCACCAAGGATTTTGAACTCCTCAGCCGTCACCAGATGCATCTGAGCGGCACGATGGGCACCGCAGCCCATCTCGATGCTGCATGCACCCTTGCCGCCGGGGAGGAACGCCAGATGATCGCCATGGGTTTCAAGCCACGTGCCCTTATAGGGCTTCCCATTGTAGACGCCATCCTCTGGTCTCGTCTGCACATAGGCACCGACTGAGACCTCGATCTGCTCTCCAGCTCGCAACTTTTTGACGAAGTCCGCTCCACCGATCTTCTCGGCTCGAACTGGATCCACGTATGCATCCATGCAGAGCTTCGAGCCCTGCATGCGACTGTTGAAGATCATGCCAAAGTGGTGAGTCGATCTGATATCCGGCTCATTCGCCGAGCACTGACGTCCATTCTTCATCGGATGCCCGAGCACCAGAGGACGACCATTCCAGCTAGCTGCAGCCTTTGCCAGAGTCGCGGTAGTCACACGCTCTGGAGTCGAAGCATTGACTGCATGGATAACCCCATCCATCAATGCCACAACTGGAACGATGAGATATTCCTGTCCATCCACCTGTGCCGTCCGAGCAGCACCAAGAGCACCGCGCAGATGGAGATGTCGTGTTTCATTTGTATATGCTTCCAGGCTCAACAAAATTGCCTCCTCTGCACTTCGCGACTCCGCACCCTCGAAGATAGGCTTCCCCTGTTTCTGCATGTGTGCAGTACAGATAGCCCAAGCCGATGACTCGTCATGACCCTGTGCCGTAACCTTCTCGACGCACGAATGCATCTTAGCGGTGTGATGCTTACGTCCACCGGGCATATCGAACCTCTCTGTCCTGGATACACGTTCACATAGCAGTTCCGCTGCTATGTCAAAGTGCCACAGGGGGATTTTGACGTCCCCCTGTGGAGTCTTACTTCTTACGTCGCGCTCTCAAAGCCACGAGGAGCCCAGTCCCCAGTAGTATCATCGAGGCCGGTTCCGGGACAGGCGAGGCGATCTCATTCTGTCCCCGACTAATTAGCGAGCCACCAGCTCCAAGATCGAGATCGAAGCCCATCGACATGGAGAACGGTCCTGCTGCGAAGAACGGTGATCCACAGTTATTGGAAAAACTATCAACACCCGCTCCAGCAGTATCGCCGTCACTGCAGATCAACAGGCCGGGCAAGTCGTTGAACGTCTGCCCACCCTGTCCGTTAGCTGCATCCGCCCACCACGTCATACCAATCGTGGAGCCAGGAGTATTGAACCACGTGCCGCTGCCCGATGCCTGGACGAAATCAACTGGGCCAACGAAGTCAGTCGCACCAATGGCAACCTCCGCACTTACTATCGCTCCAGTGTTATTCGTGATAGAGAGCGACGAGCTATTCAGTGCATTCAGTGGCGGAGCAAATGCCGACGTATGGAGCGATCCTTCAATCGTCAGCCCACCAATCACTGTGGTTGGCAATGTCACGATGCCGACGCCTGCATTGAGATCGAAGATTTGTCCTGGACCACAGGCAGCATTGTTATCCGTCGCGCAGAATGGCACACCAGCCACGAGACCAGCCAGCATGATCGAAGCGTTCGCCGGAACCGCATACATTAGTATGCTAGCCACGACGATGAGAAGTATCTTCTTCATTCTAATCTCTCCAATTCTACAACTGTTTACAGAGTGAACCACTTAGCCAATAATCCCTTCAGTACATCTGCACTGCACATGTGCCGGCGGTCCT